AAGCTGATCGACCGTCAGAGAAGTCTCGCCTACAGTCAAACCTCCGATTGACGTAGCACCCGTCTCACCAGTGTTGGTGCCGCCGCTCGTCGGCAACACGCCACCGCCGCCAACAATAAACTTATCCCGAAGATCCGGTGTACCACCAGACCCATCGCATAAGCGGTATCCTGACGGGACGGCATTACTGGCGCCTGTCCAGAATAACACCATGCCAGTAAGAACTACGCCGACACCCGAAGGGAGTTGGCTGACCAAATCTCCTTGAGTCAGTATCGGGCTACCGCCAATTGTGGGGGTTGACCCGTCTGTCGGAATCAGAATCTGATTGTTGGTCTGAGCTGGCGATCCACGCAGCGCGGATCCCGCAATTTCGCCGCCCTGGATACTACCGCTGGTATTGAGCTCAAGCACGCCAGCGAGTGTCGTTGTGCCTGAAAGCGTGTCCGCGCCGGTCTTCTGAAGTAGCGTCGCCAAGACACCCGCTGTCACGCGTAGCTCAAAACGCGAACCTGACGCGAACGCAAGCGCAGACGTGCCTTCCTGGGCACGAGATATCGTCATCGTGTCGGATGTGCGGGCCGTGATATACACGACTTCAATGTTGCCGCCTGTATCTTCGAGCGTAGCAACAGCGTACTGGCCTGCAGATATAGCAGGAAATAGCGCGCCTTCTCCCGCTGTCACAGTTACAGTTGTTGACGCCGTCGTGATCCCAGACGCCAGCAGTGAAGACGCGTTGTTGGTCCAGACAATCAGGTTACTCATGTTTTCACCGCTATGTCGTACTGCACGACATCTTCAAGGACTTGGCCAATACTTGTTGTTGCTTTGAAATCGACTTCGTATGAGACGCCGTCCGCGCCACCTGATATGAAGTACAACGCCTGCAAGCCACCCGGCCCAAGCGCTATATTAGTCACGACCAAGTCAGGCGACCCTTCCGGCGGCGTGCTAAGCGCGGTTACTTCTGCGGCCACTGAAACTACCGCCTCGCCGGGCGATACGAAAAGCGTGTAATCCAGCAGGTACCGCTTCACCTCGCTCGGTGTCTGAGAAAATCGCGCGGCTAAGCTGCTCATTGCTTCGTCCTTACTGTGTTGTTCTCTATCGGAACGTAGACACGCGGCTTGATACCCGCAAGATTGGCCAACTGAATTGGCGGGAAAGCTTCGGCTGCGGCAAACCCGCCAAACACTGTCTGCGGCGCAAAAGGAACGGTGACAAGTAGCGCTGCTGAAGGATCAGACTGAGGATTATCGCTGCCATCCTGGGCTGCAACAGTGTACGAATACGTCTGCCCTGGAACGACTTGCAAATCAAGGAAAGTTGTCGAGTTGAGAGTTGTGACTTGCCCGATCTCGACGCCATCCCTGTATACAATATACCCGGGCGGCGGCCCTGGATTAGGATACGATGCAGTTGGTGGTGTGAATGAAGCAGTGTACAGCGCTATTCCCGCAGTTACGCGCACATCATCAACGCCGCCATTGGCTTGCCCACCAGAAGCAGAAGCCGTCCTACCGAATGCGATGATCGAAGGCGTAGCGCTGGCATTCATCCACGGGCGGCTTGTGGGCGATTTTACGCCATTGATAAACATGGTCATGATTCCGGACGCGCGCACAATCGCCCAATGAACCCAGACTCCAGAAGAGCTTCCTGCTACCGTCGTCCACGTATCGCCGCCCCAAGGAGCGCTCGTTACCGTGTCGTGTATGTCAGTGTCTAGGGCTATATTGTAAGCGCTTGTTAAAGAGTCGATGGCCGCCGACAATTTAAAGCCGTTGTTCAGATTGAACGACACCTGATCGTCACCGTAATCCATTACGGGGAACTGCGTGGAGATTGTGCTATCAACCCGCAGCCATCCTTCAATCGTAAAATCGTCGTTATTCGCAAAAATATTGACAGGGCCGCTACACGGAAGGGTGACCGACTGGCTTGACGGACTGGAATTTGCAGTAATTGAAAGCGCGCCGCTACCAAACTTTGGAGTAGCGGTGTTTATAGACGCACCAGTGTTGGTAACGACATTGCCTACGATAGAGCTATCGTTATAGTTACCGTCGAAATGAAGAAGTAACACAACATCGGGTGTCCCCGTCGTATCGGACGGATCCCAGCTAATCTCGACGTTCGTAGGCGTTACGAGCGGCGCGGTTAGGTTAGATGGCGGTGTATACGGCTGAGTCACTGAAACCATCCGCCATTGGCTTGGTCGTATGTGACGAAGTAGTTCACACCTGCAGGTAGGAACGGAAAGCCTATGCCATCATCAGAGTAGTAGATCAACTGCGAAGTCGTGTCGTCTCCGGCGTTGTTTTTGTAAATCACAAGCGCTGCAACAATCGTCTCCGACGCCAGTGCCAGGAACTGTGGAATCAACCCGGTATACACACCATTGGTGATCGCCATGCTAATCATCTGGTCACTGCGTACGATGATCTGTGCAGGCGGAATGATCGATACGAACTGATCCGTGGCGCGCAAAACGGAATACCCAGGACCAACCAACATGGCGCGGATATCATCCGTAAGCCAGTCGATCTCCTTCGTACCGAAGGCGACAGCAGCAGTGTCGTACTTGAACGTGCTCACCCGAATATACCTAGCTGCGAAGTACCCTGTGCGTTGTTACGCCCGGCAAAAGATGGATACTGCCACGGCGGAGTTGCATTGCTATAGCTGCGGTTAGCTACATCGCGCCACCGTCGAGACTCTTTCTTGTAGATTCGCCCGTGCTCCATGGCCCCGTCTTTGTCTGTCCATGGCTTTTTCGGCATACGGTACAGACGTTCAAGCGTGCCCGACATCAACGCGTCGAGATGGTGTGTGATAGCTATCGGCGGCAACACCGGCGTATTCACCAGTGGGACGAGAATCCCGTAGATCCACAACACCTGTCCGAGAGAAGTCTGCGGCGGCTGATATAGCCACATGCGCGTAGGCGTCTCCATCCAGTACCACAAAGGGTATGGGCCGGGCGTTTGAAACTGGAGACCGAACGCGCGCCGCGGTATGACAGTCATCGGATAGGCCTGACAAGCACCCAGGACGCTGGCACCACGGCTACCAGTCGGCGCGAACAGCCACGCCCCCAACACATATTGAAACTGTGAATACTGATCTACGGGGTTGATGTCGATATTCGGCTGCAACGCGCTGATATTGTAAGGGCCTATGACTTCGCGCCATGCTCCCGTGTTGGTATAAAACTCGCGGATGGTGTCCGAGAGCTTCGAGGCAATCACGTTATCAGGCGCGGCGGGGAATTCCCCCTGTATCTTCTGCTGAAGAAAGGTCGTACCTTGTCCAGCTAGCGCGGCCGAACTCTGGCCACCGTCGAGTGTGACAATTGCCATGGATCAGCCTCCCAGGCCGATAAGAGAATTGCGGAACGCCATCAGAACCGTCATCGCGCGGTTGTCGTCGGCGAACTCGTCGTCTGTGAGATCGAGTATGCCAACAACGTAGTTGACAACAGGCGCAAAAAACAGCCTGTCATCGAGCGGAAATGAAGTCGCGGGGTTCAGTCCTAGATCCGCTGAGGTGTAGGTCATGGGCGAAATTGTAGATAGGATGCCCTGCTGGAAATTGCCAATGTATGCATCCGGACGAAGGCGATACACCTCGCGTAGGGCCGTGTTGACCTTGTCCAACACCTGCGTCTGGGTGTAGCGAAACCCGCCCACATCAAGGTCGTTGAGCAGCATACGGATCTCGTTCACTGCATCATCGAGCGTCTTGGTCGCTGTCGAGCTCATTTCGGTGCCTCAAAAAAGAAGGGGGGCCGGTGTTGCTCCGACCCCCCTGCTGGTTCCCCGCCAGGGGGGAAGCGGTTGCTTACAGGCCCGTGTTGGACACGACCGCGTAGCCTACGAGGGTGGGGTTGATCACTTGGAACCCCCACACCTGCAGACCGCGCATGAGAGTGCCGAACGTGGACTCTGACCGCAGGGTCTCAACCTTCGTCATCTGGGACGCGAAGGTCAGGCCCAGCGAATGGCCGAAGTACACGCCGTACTCATTCACCGCAAGCGAAGTCGCAAGACCGGCCGCCGCCGCGCTCGTTGCACCGCCGGTACCGGCCGCCGCGCCTGAGCCGATGGGCAGCAGGTTGGAAACGTACACCGTAAACCGGTCGATCATACCGAGGCGACCGTTGCGGGCGATGGACACCGCATCACCGGTCAAGTAAGCCTGCTGGAACGCAGACCGTTTGACCATGGCAGCCGCCCAGGCTGGCAACACGATCCAGCGGCCCGACTCCGGCACGCGCTGCTCGTCCAACACCAACCCGCAGTCGATGATGAAATCGAGGATTGCCTTGGCGTTCAGCTTGCCAAAGCCGCTACCACCGCCCCACGCGGTACCCGAGGTGCCGTAGTAGGTCGTAGCGTCGGTGCCGGTCTGCGTTGCTCGAGCGAGCTGCAACGGCGCACCGAAGAACTTGCTCGCACCAACGAAGATCGTCGAGTTGGCCGACGCGCCCAGGTTGATGGTCTGCGACAGACGGCCTGCGGGGTACGCCATGTTCTGCGCGCCACCGGCAACACCGCTCACCACAACCGCCGAACCGCCGGCTACGTTGTTGCCGATGCTCGCCGGGACAAGGATCTGCGTATCGACGTAAACCTTCATCTGCTCGGACGCGTTGTCCGCCCAATTGGACAGCAGGTCCACGTCCGCCTGAATCTGCATCACATCATCGAGCACCGTATTGAAGTAGGCGCCCTGATTGATCTGCAGCGTGGTCAGCGGGCTGGACGGACGCTGTACGTTCAGCGCCTGATCAACCTGATACGGCGAGATCGTGATGGTCGGATGCGTACGGATGTTGACCGTATCACCGAAATTGCGGATCTCACCCTCGTAGTCGGTCGTCGCGATGGCGCCGAGAACGGTGGCGTCATAGAACTTCTCGACGAACTTGCCCGACCAAATGGTGGGAATGAAAATCCCCGAGTAGGCCGGGGTGGCGGATGCGCCCAAATAGGGCGAGCCCGAGACTGGATAACCCATGCGAAGCTCCTGCGGGCTTTAGCCCGTCTTATTGTTTTGACTCGGTCGTCAGCCTCTACCGGCTGTTGATCAAGTGGCTATCGTTGTGGTCCGGACGAATCCGGCCTTCGACGAGTGCTTTGTTGATCCGGGCCTCTTCTCGGGTTTTCTGGTCACCCTTGATATGCCCACGTCGGACTGCGGAGTAGAACTGGCGTACTTCTTCTTCGGTCCAGATCTTGTTGTCCGCATCGCTGCCGGCTGGAGCTGGCGTACCGGCCGCAGGTTGGCCTGGAGCGACCAGTGTTGCAGGATCAACGTGGCGCTGTCCTGCAGTTGGTCGAGTACGTGCGTCTTCCGCCTTGAAGGCCTCGAAGATTCCGGCCGCCCATCGGGCGTCGTGTGCTGCGAATGCCTTCTGCAACCCGTCGTTACGGGTGCCACCAGAGATTACGTCACGTTGAGTCAGCCAGTCAAGCCACTCCTGACTTGCGTTGATCTCAGCCCACTCCGGAACCGCATCCGCGAGATCATCCCAGAAGCGATCCGCGGCGCTACGCGTGACACTCTGGACGGTATTCTGTACCTGTCCAGCCAACTGCGCATTCTGCCGACGCAGCTCCGCGATCTGCGGACCCGCAATGTTCTCCGCGGTGCGCGTCACCATGTTGACCAGATCCTCGCCAAACTCGTCGATCTCCTTTTCGGTGAACCCGGCCGCAATCGCGCGCTCGCGCGGGGTACGCGGAGCGGCGGGCGCAGGAGCCGCGGCGGGTGCCGCCGGGCGCGCCGATAGCGCTGCCATAAACGCCCGGTTCTGCGCGAGGAGCTCGTTGACTTGGTTGCGAAGCTCTCGAGTCTCGGTGTTGTACTTGCCTTGTAAGACACGCAGGCTGTGCGCCGTAGTATCCACGGGCTGTGCGCCCGGCGGGGGCGCGGCGGCTGCTGGCACTGCCACAGGAGCCGAAGGCGCGGCATTGCCCTGCGATGCCGGTACCCATCGCGATGACGGATTGGTAGGCGGGATGAGCTCAGCAGGAGGTGCAGCGGCGGCCGGGCGCGGCTCACCGCGAGTCAGATCCACCGGGACGTATCCGGGTGGGATATCTGAGCCCACTACGGCGAACTCCGGAACGGGCTGGATCGTCGGGCCAGGAGCCGGAGAATTCGGCGCGGCGGCCGGAGCAGCCTGCTTTCCCTGGAACGGGTCGCGTCCTGCCTGAACATCGGCTTGCATACGAGCCGCTTCCCTCACCTGCCGACGCACAGCGGCTGGAACGTGACTGCCTGGAGTGGACATGCTTATTTTCTCGTTGTGTTGATGTTGATGTCTTGAAGCAAGCTGCGGTACACGCGCGCTTCGGCGCACAGCTCATCTCGGAGGTGGCGATTCTCTGGCAGGACGATTCTCACCATAATATCGTCTAATTCGCTCTGTAACGTATAGACATACTGGCGAAAAGCCGGGCTTTGTTCTAGCAGTCGTAGCGCTGCTTTTACGTCGGCGCGTGACATCAGTAGCCCAGCGGGTTCCCCAAAAACTCGGATAGCGTATCTTTGTCCTGATCTGCGTCAGGATCACGCTTTGAATAGTCCCGAGAATACACGCGGCTGGTGGGGGCTTCCCCAATGGTGGCAGCTTGTCCGAGTCGGAGCATCTCATCCTTGATCAGCTTCGAACCGGGGGACTGCTCTTGTTGTGATTCCTGGCCGCGTTTGGGGTAGGTGGGCTCACTCATTCTTTCGGCTCCAGCGGGCGCTCATGCAACACCGTAACCGCGGTGTTGATTGCGTAGATGGTCTCCTTCTGCCCATCGGGGCGGCGACCATCGACTGTGAGCAGCTGCACGTTGCAGTAGCCCTCTTCGGTCGATAAGTTGGTGACCACGGCTTTCACTGTCACCACATCGCCGTTTTTCAACAGCGTGCCGTTGCGATCATGCATGGTTTAGCGCCTCTTGACTGTGGGGTTCTTCACAGCCTGTGACATTCCGCCATTTTCTCCGTAGCTTAGACCTTTGCCGTTGGGGACGAACTTCTCGGCGCTGCCTGAGCTCTTCACCTTGGTGGACGCGCCGGGCTTCGTGCTCGGCTTGGGCGAATCGAAGGGCTGCTTGCCGGCGTTGTTGAACGTCGCGCCATGCGGAGAGCCGTCGATCACGCCGTTGACCTTGATCTTGTCTTTCGGGGCGGTGTGCGAGCCTTTCAGCTCGGGAGCGTGGGTGCGGCTGTTCGTCAACGTGGTGCCGAACTGTGTACCGCCAACCGGTTTACCGGGACGGATCTTGCCACTGTGGGAGGTGCCGGCCATTTTGTTATCCTTAGATTCTTGGTATGACCCTAAAGCTCTTGACATATTATCGGCGGCAACGCTTAAGCGCAACTACGCCTGCTGATTGACCGGTCCGGATGGCGCGCCTACCTGTGGTCCTGGCTTCAGTCCAACGACGCCGCCTGCTCCTGGGGCCGCCTGGGCTGGGTTCGGGTTCGAAGTATTGTTTCCGGTGGGATTCGGGCCGCCTCC